GACATTAACTTAGGTAAGTGGAACAAACCTTATGAACTTACTGCTTAAGGTATTGATTATACTATGCTTATACCCTATCGTAATGATGGGGTTGGTGATGTTATTATTATCACCTTATTTGTAATTTATTTGGCTAAATGCCTTGACTTTCTCTTGACAAGGTGGTATTATAGCTATGTAGAGTATGAGAATGAATAGAACTAACAGAGAGGATTTAATATGAGTACAGTGATTTGGGCAGACATGGAAGCATACAGAGGTGTGGGTAAGGGTGAGAATGATACAGAAACAACATTCATTCCAGGCCCAGAGAACAAACGTGAGTGTCCTTGTGATACCTGTCCTATGATGAACATGTGTCTTGAAGGTGCTACTGAGTGTAGTGCAATGAGGAACTGGTGTAGTAAGGGAGACTTTGCTGATAAAGATTTACAAAGACTAGTGAGGGCGTGTGCATGATATTAGATAGTACAATGTGTAACTTAAACGCAATAGACCAATTAGAGATACTTAAAAGAGATTACCTCGGCATGAGATATGAGGTAACATTCGATAAGTATCACCTTGGAGGAATCGCAGAGGGACTTACAACTACAGAGAGAATGAACTTTGTGGATTGGGAAGATGCATGTGATTGGGCAGGGAAGGTTACAATGAATACACAAGTACCCTATGTTATCTTAGAGATGCGTGGGCCGGACGGAGAAAAAGAAATGTTTTAATGCCTTGACATCTGATTAGTTCTATGGTATAATAGAGGAGTGATTCGGAGTGCCATCGGCAAGAACTGACACGCCAAATCTAATCTATAAATGCAATAAAGATACAGAACAATATCTCGGCATCAAAAAAAAGATAACAAAAACAAACACTTAGAGAAAACATTATGATATACAAATGGATTGCGACAGTTTCATTTCTTTTTGCAGCAGTATTGCTGAGTTCTAATATAGACGAATCACGGATAGGGTTCGTCATTTTTCTTTATGGGCATACCCTTCTTGCATTCCACTTCTGGTTTAAGGAGAGGGATTACCCTATGTTCACTAACAATGTTATGTTTCTATTCGTAGACATGTATGGGATTAAACAATGGTTCTTCTAATTATTGGTTTACTTACAGTGGCTTACATGTTATATGCATGGAACAATGAACGCCCGTAGCTCAATGGATAGAGCATCTGTCTACGAAACAGAAGGTTAGAGGTTCGACCCCTCTCGGGCGTGCCAAACACCCCCCCCCTAAAACTGAGCGATGTTTGCTTGCACTACCCTATTATATTAAATCGAAAATTTATTTAGCGAATTGCCTTGACATTGCTTACATGTTATGATAGCATGTATATAGAGATTGAGATTAAAGGAGAGAATACAATGAATTTATGGGATATAGATAACGCATACCAATCAGCACTTGACACTGGTGTAATGAATAATGACCTTGCAAATAAGTATGCGAATTACTTTGCAAAGAAGTCTCGTGCGATTCGTACAGGTCGTCTACAGGCATCGGGTGTAGATAGTGGTCGTAATAAGGTCTATCAGAGTGAGTTTGCGTTACAGCGTAAGTATCCAGATAGTTCTGAGATTATTTCCGAAAAGGATTGCCAGAAGTATTTCAACCGTATTGTGAAGTCTAAGACATATCAGTCTCTTGTAACTGGTAGTCGTGGTCAGAGTAATCCTCAGTTACGTTTTATGAAAGCGTCATCAAGTCCTCGTGTTGCGGGTCAGGCAAGTTGGAACGGAGTTGCACTTCGCCCTATGATTGGTACGAATAAATATACCATACTCCACGAGTTGGCTCATACCGCAGGGCATATGCATCACGATGTTTCTTTTCGTGTAACCCTTGTGAAATTAGTCTCACGGTTCTTGGGAGTACAGATGGCGAAAGACTTAAAGAAAGAGTTTCGCTCTCGTAAGTTAAAGATGTCCGTTAGTCAAAACATTATGTCCCCTTTGAAATGGTTAGAGGGATACAATCGAATGGCTGCGATGCGTGATAAGAACCATCTTATAAAGGAGATGAAGAATGATTGATGTAGATTCTTTTAATAATAAAAATCAAAAAGCAGGTCAGGTCAGCAGCGAAAACATCGGAGAGTACTTCAATAGACTTAGTAACCATGATTGGTACTATGACTATTCAGATGACCATAGTGTATGGAAACGTGGGAATGAATATAGAGATAGGTTATTGAATACCGCTGCAGAGCATCCTACCTATAAGAAGATGTATAATGAATTTGTTAATTGGATGCGCTCTAATCGAGAGCGTCCAGTAGTTACGGAGTTTTACGATGAAGTTTAAAGATATAATTTTTACAGAGACAAATATTCCTAAAGGAATACAAGCACTTATCCAGTTCGGTGAGTATGAGTTATCTATCATACGAAACGAGATGAGTTACGGTGGGCCTTTACTATATGAGATTGCAGTGTACCAAGGTGACAACCAAGTGGAGTTGCCTGGCATTACTGAAGAAGGTGATACCGTTAAAGGATGGTTAAACGAAAGTAACATCGAAGGTCTAATGACAAAGATGTTTACGATTACACAAGAAGAGCCAATCAACCTCGTAGACACTATCCCACATTAATCCCCAGCGCAATCCCTTGCTCGTCTTATAAATAGATGCACAAGGGATTTTTATATGCAGAACACATTCTTCGCAGGGCGTGACGGTTTTATATGGTGGTTCGGTGTAGTAGAGGATAGAAACGACCCTCTTGCACTAGGAAGAGTTCGTACTAGAGTTTACGGATACCACACTGAAGATAAAACTAAACTACCTACAATTGATTTACCTTGGGCATTCTGTGTCCAACCAGCTAACTCAGCATCTTCTGGCGGAGTTGGTTCAAGTCCTACTGGGCCCATCGAAGGTACATGGGTAATTGGGTTCTGGAGAGACCCAGACTTTATGCAAGAGCCAATGGTATGGGGAACAATCCCAGGCATTAACAGTTCGACTGCTGCACCAAGTGGTGAGTCTCCACATGACTTTTCCCCAGAGCAACAATTAGACCCTCCAAGTATTACCTCTAATGTTTCTGTTGCAGATGGAAGCACAACTGCATTTAGTACGCCCACTGATACAACTGACTCTACTGTTCTTGTAAAGATTAATGGTGTGGTACAATCCGCAACGAACACAGTTCCCGAATCACCTAACAATGTTGAACAACCTCTAGACGATTTTTATGGTGGGGGTACAACATACTCTGCTTCTGATTTCCCTAGTGAACGATTTGGTAATCAAATTGCATCTAAGATTAATAGACTTACACCAGAAGTTCGTGACAGGTTTGCGAATGGTATTAAAAAGTTTCTTACATCTAATGAAGGATACGATTGTTCTATCTCACATTCATATAGAACCTTTGCACAACAAAAAGAATTATATCGTAAGTACAAGTCTGGTGGGCCTCGTGCCGCATCGCCTGGCAGTTCATGGCACAACTATGCATCTGCAATTGACTTGACTATTTACAAGGACGGTGTTTATGATGATGGACGTAATGGAGTTTCTAATTACACTGGACTAGCACGAGCAGCGTTTTCATCTTACGGATTGATTAATGATATTCCAAATGACAGTGGACACTTCTATCCATCAGCATTCGGACAAGGAGTAGATAGACGATTGCGTAATGGAACAATAACTATTGCAGAGTTCGCTGCAGAAAAAGGACTTGCATAATGTCATACAAGATTGAAGCAGGAAGAGTTGTATTCGATGAAGCACCACCAGAAGGTGCAGAGGTAGAGATAGTTGTTTCGACAACAAACAATCTAGTTGGATTTAAAGACCCTAATAACTTCTATCCTCGTAGAGTGAATGAAGCAGATACCAATAGACTTGCAGTCAACGATTTAACAAACCAACATCCAGTTATCAAACACAAACGTGATACTGTTGATGACTTAACCACAGAACCTAAACCATCTTACAACGCATCCTATCCTTTCAACCATGTTAAGGAAACAGAGAGCGGACACATCCAAGAGTTTGATGACACGCCTGGGCATGAACGTATACATGAGTATCATCGTTCTGGAACTTTCTATGAAGTTCATCCAGACGGTACACGAGTTTCAAAGATTGTCGGTGACGGTTATGAGATTGTACACGGTAAGAAAGAAGTTCGTGTTCGTGGTAATGTAAATGTATTCGTTGATGGTGACGCATCTCTTTATGTGCGTGGCAACATGGATGCACAGGTTGATGAGAATCTAAAATTTAATGTTGGAAAGAATATTGACTTTCATGCTGGTGAGAATATTCGTATGTTCTCTAATCAGTCTATGGAGTTCACAACTCAAACAACAATGACACAAACATCTATCGGAAAGTTCTTACAACAATCTGTAGATGATATGCAAATCATTACCAGTGCAAACTTTACTAACTCTGTACTTGGTAATTATGATATGGTGATTGACGGAAACTCTCTCACGGATATTGCTGGTACGATGGGAACAAATGTTACTAGTGATGTCACATTTAATACTGAAGGTACATTCACTTCTACAATCACTGGTGCAACTGCACTATCTACTGAAGGTACTTACACTCTTGCATCTACTGGTGCAATGATATATGATACAGCTGCAACACTGAACATTGGTTCGGGTGGTGCAATGAACTTAGATGGTTCGACTGTTGACTTGAATACTAATGGAAGAAGTGCGGTTACGATTACACCTGTAGTTCCAATCGTTCCTCGTGTAACTCCAACTCCAGCAGGGATTGGTATTGCGCCCGCACCTACGTTCCATGATTCTGGTGATATCGCAAATGGAATTAAGAAGTGGAGTATTAGTATTGATGAGTATGACACGGATGGATTCGTTACAACTATAGAAGCACCTAAGTCAGCGGAGATACTTGACCCTCTTGCATTCGTTCCTCTTGCAGACGCAGATGAATTTTACGCAAGTGATGATGAAGAGAAGAGTGAGGACGAATTGAAAGCAGCGGTTACATCTGGAGAAATCAAACCGACTTCATTCTCTGACTATTCATACAATGCATTGACAGGAAAGATTAATACAAGTGGTGCATCTCGTAGAGTTCTATCGCAACCTCGTATTCCAGATGAAGGTGTTGAACATGGCGATCCATTAAATGGTAACTATTCAACTTCACCTACATCCTCAACTGCAAGTCCAAGTGCTGAAACAACACCAACAACAAACTATGATGATGCTGGTGATTATAACGGAAGTGTAAATTATAAACTTCCATTATCCAAACACTACAACCTTGGACAACTATCGAAACATTCTATTGTTGCAAAGTCCGCTATTCCAAAGGGTGGTAACATGGGTAAGAAACAACAAGAGATTATTGATAACCTCAAAACACTAGCAGTCAATGTACTTGACCCAATCAAGGAACAGTATCCTAATGTTATGGTAACAAATGCATTCAGAAATAGGTCTGGTGGTTCTCAACACAATACAGGTAACGCTGCGGATTTACAATTCTCTGGTGTATCTAAAAAAGAATATTATGATATCGCAATTTGGATAAGTGAAAACATTCCACATGACCAAATGTTATTGGAATATAAAAACACAGGAAGTGGAAATCCTTGGATTCACATTTCATTAAAAGAAAGTGGTAACAGAGCGCAAGTAATGACTTTCCATAATCACAGAAGGTATGGTGAAGTTGGTAGTTTCTATAATCTTGCGTAGGAGAGAGTATGCCAGCAATTAGTCGAGTGGGATTGGATAGTCATGTTGGACATGCATCCCCCACACCAAACCCCTTTCACCAAACTCCCTATGCGGTTGGTTCTCCAAACGTATCTTGTAACGGAGCTGCGGTTGTTAGAATCGGTGATACTACAGGTTGTGGTGACCCAGCGGTAGGCGGAAGTGGTACGGTTAAGGTTAATGGTATTGGTGTACACAGGGTAGGCGATGGTACTGGTGGACATGGAAGTTGGGTTGCAAATGCATCTGCTTCTGGTTCTGGTAATACCTCGGCTGGTGGATAAAATAATATAAGGAAATCACATGTGGTATACATTGATAGCAACAGTTGTCGTTTTGAATGCGGCA